AGCCTTGGTCAAAGAGATCAGAGCTCTCTTTGCTGGTGCTGGATTTAAAAATTCGAAGGGCGAGGAAGTGGAGCTGAATGTCTATCCGCAGTTTTTGCCTGGCAAACGTGCCGGACAAGAAGCAGACCACTTTCCATATGCGATTGTCCGCGTGCAAGAGGGCAATATTCCCTCCGTGACGGATGCAGAGGCATGTAATGTCTTGATCTTCTTTGGTCTGTGGGATGATTCGCTGGACTATCAGGGGTACAAAGATGTGCTAAATGCCATCACCCACCTCAAGATACACCTGTTTGCTAAGCGGATCATAGACCGGCGCTACAAGATCGAATATCCCTTTGATTGGGCTATTGATGAGGATGAAAAGAATCATCCGTATTATTTCGGCGGCATGCAAACAACATGGTCATTGCCGCCAGTTCAACAGGAGGTGAATTTCCTTGAATAGGAAAACAGCAGTTGAAAAATCGAATTCAGAAACAACAGAGACGATTGCTTCGGAAGTTGAATCTACGCAAGAAACGGTCTCCGGGCCTGAAGAACAGCCCAAAAAAGAGCAACTGATTTACATCGGTCCAAATATTCCAGGAGGATTCTTGGCCCAACACACGATCTTTCGTAACGGTGTCCCCAAATATCTGGAGGAAATCCGGAAGAGGTACCCACAGGTAGATACGCTGATCATTCCAGTTGCGCAGTTGTTGGAGGCGCAAGCCCAATTACAGCGCAAAGGAACGGCATTGCAGCAAGCATATCAGGCTTTAAGCAGAAAGGAGTAAGCAAATGGAAATTAATCATGGTGTATCTGGCAGTGAAGAAGCGACCTCTCTACTCACTCCGGTGGAATCTACCGCGAGCTTGCCTGTAGTATTTGGAACGGCTCCAGTCAATCTGTCAACGGGTGCAACGTTTCCAGTGAATGTGCCTGTGCTCTGCTACTCATTTCCAGCGGCAGATAAGTCATTTGGATACTCAGACGATTTCGCAAAGTATACGCTTAGTGAATTTATGGACTCCCATTATCGGCTATTCAATCTGTCCCCTGTGGTGTTTGTCAACGTGCTGGACCCAGCCACTCATAAAAAAACGGTTGCCCCAGCAGGCGCACCTCTTGTACAAGGCATGGCCACCATTAAGGTGGAAGGAATTTTAAAAGGCAGCGTAGTTGTTAAATCGACTACAACACCCGATACGACATATGTGTTGGACACTGACTACACGCTGTCATTTGATGATGAAGGATATTTGGTTGTATCCGTTAAATCTGGTGGCAGTATCGGTAGTGAGACTACCTTGCAGGTCGGTTACGATATGCTTGATCCAGCAGCCGTAGATAGTTCAGATATCATTGGCGGTGTGGACGTTAACGGGAAGCTCACTGGTCTTGAATTAATCAAGCAAGTATTCCCACGTTTTGGCCTTGTACCTGGTTTGATTTTGGCTCCTGGCTATTCGGAAGATCCACTTGTAGCAGCAGTGATGACAGCCAAAGCAAGTATGATCAACGGTGTATTCAATGCGATTGCACTAACTGATCTGCCAACTGATGAAATCATGCAGTACGCGGATGCCCCAGCTTGGAAAAACAGCAATAACTACACGAATACTCGACAGGTTCCTTGCTGGCCAATGGTGTCTATGAGCGGGAAAAAGTATCGGTTCTCCACGCAGCTGGCGGGAGCTATCGGGGCAACCGATGCGGCTAACAACGGCATTCCATTCGCCTCTCCTTCCAACAAGGCTCTGAAAGCGAATGCTGCAGTGCTTCAAGATGGAACAGAGGTATTCCTTGGGCTGGAAGAAGCGAACTACCTCAATACCCAAGGCATTATGACTGCCCTAAATTTTATTGGCGGATGGAAAACTTGGGGGAATTACACGGGGGCTTTCCCAGCCGTCACAGACCCTAAAGATAGCCTGATCCCCGTTCGCCGTATGTTCGATTTTGTCATCAATTCTTTGATTTTGACCTACTGGAATAAGGTCGATGATCCAACCAACAGGCGTTTGATTGAAACCGTAACGGACGGTGCGAACATCTGGTTGAACGGTTTGACCTCGTCCGGATATCTATTGGGTGGACGAGTCGAGTTTCGCAGAGAGGACAACCCTGATACCGAATTGATGGCTGGACGCATTAAATTCCGTGTGTTCTTAACACCACCTTCTCCAGCGCAAAGTATTAGCTTTGTTTTGGAATACGACACATCTTATCTGGCTGCCCTAGCAGCGTAGGGAGGGTAACACATGTCAGAACAAATTTCTGCTATTCTAAATGACTTCAACGGCTATCTGAATGGGACAGATTACCTTGGTGTGGCTGATGTTGATTTACCAGACCTTGAATCCATGACAGAAACGATTAGCGGGGCTGGCATTGCAGGCGAGATCGATAGCCCCATCCTGGGTCATTTTGGTTCCATGACAGTAACCATTAACTGGCGTGTACTTGAGAGAGCCAACTTCAAGCTGGCGAGACAAGAAGTACATCATCTTGACTTCCGTGGTTCCATTCAGCAGGTCGATAAAAGAACCGGGACATACGATCAGGTCCCGGTGAAAGTTACGATCCGCGGTATCCCAAAGAACACACCTCTTGGAAGTTTGGCAAAAGGCTCAACAATGGATAACTCGAACGAGTTGGAAGTGATCTACCTCAAGGTGATGCATGACGGCGAAACCGTTGTTGAGATTGATAAATTCAATTATGTGTGCGTCATTGATGGTGTGGACTATCTCGCTAAAGTTCGTAAAAATCTCGGTTTGTAGGAGGACCAATATGCATAAAGAAGACAAAATCAACGAGGAAGTAAATACGAATGAGGAAAACCCCAGTGTAGTAGAAACAGATGCAGATGACGCATATCGGCTATCTAAGCCAATCGATTTTGAAGGGGAAAGGATTACAAAGTTGGATTTGCGCTTTGATGAATTGACAGGAAAAGACCTGATTCTTTGCGCAAAACAGGCACGCCGGATTGATCCACAAGAGATTCATCCTGGTCGTGCGCTGACCTTATCCTACCAGATCGCAGTAGCAGCAAAAGCTGCTGGTGTACCAACAGAAATGTTCGATCAGCTGAAAGGTGATGATTTCACAATCGTCACCCAGATGGCAGAAAATTTTTTATTGCGACGGGGATAGAAGGGAATATCGGGAAGGGCCTCCGTGTTATTGCGGTGGCCCTTTCTTCTTCTATGCCCCATTCAAGTCCACAGGAGTGGCTGAACGAGACATTATCAGATTTGAGAGCATGGGTTGAAGCAAATGAAGAAGTTGAGCAAAAACGGAAGAAGCTCAGAGGTAATGCTGCAGCACCAAGGCCACCTCGACGAAAGGGGAGAAGGTAATTGGCGAGGGAATACAAAACCACCTTTTCGTTCGGGGGAGAACTTGATCAAACCTTTTCGACGGCTATTAAAAAGGCGAGTGGTGGATTGGGTGACTTGGCAGGCGATGCCAAGCAAGCAGAGGGTGCTTTTAGTCATCTGACCAAGACAGTTGGCGGCTTTGGGAGTATTGTGTCCAGGGTTGCTCAATATACTGGTGCATTTGCACTGATTTCTGGTATTACTGATGCAATCGGAAATATGGCAGGATCAATTACTGGATTTCAAGATTCCATGGCACAGCTGCAGGCATCTACCGGGGCAACTATCCAAGACATGCAGGCTATCTCTGAATCAGCAAAGAATCTCTACAACCAGAATCTTGGGGAAGACTGGAACGATGTGGCCAACTCTCTGAGTCTAGTCAAGCAGGTAACTCAACAGACAGGGACAGAGCTCGAGGAAACCACCAAGAATGCGATGGTTTACCGGGATGTATTCGGGGAGGACATTCAGCAGTCAATCAAGGCCAGTGATACCATGATGAAAAACTTTGGGATTACCAGCGATCAGGCTTATAACTTGCTTGCCCAAGGTGCACAAAAGGGCCTGAATAAGTCTGATGAATTGATCGATTCGGCGAACGAATATGCTCCTTATTTCAGTACACTCGGTTTTACTGCGAACCAAATGTTTGATACTTTTAGCGCCGGACTCGAATCCGGTGCTTTTAATTTGGATAAAGTCGGGGATGCAGTCAAAGAGTTCGGTATACGTGTAAAAGATGATTCACCTGGAACAAATGATGCCTTTGCGGCACTTGGTTTTAATGCTAATCAGATGGCGCAAACCCTAGCTAAAGGTGGACCGGCAGCGCAGAAGGCATTTACCCAAGTGGTGGACGCAATATCCAAAGTTCAGGACCCTGTAAAAAAGAACGTTCTTGGTGTACAGCTGTTCGGCACACAATTTGAGGACCTAGAAAAAGACGTAGTTGCTGCAATGGGAATCGCACGAAGTCAGTTTGATATGACGAAAAATACGATGGATGAAGTGGCCAAGGTCAAGTACAGTACGGCGAGTAAAGCCATTCAAGGTATTGGACGTCAGATCATGACCGGAATTGTTATGCCCATGGGTGATTTAGCACTTCCAGCCCTTCAAGGGTTCAGTGACTGGTTTGCTGATTCTATGCCGAAAATCACCTCATTTTTCAGTAATGTCGGATCAACTGTCTCCAAAGGGTTTTCCGTTGTTCAGGATATTTTCGCTAATGGGTTTGGTTTTAGTGCAACAATGGAAGTTTTGAATTTCGCAAAAATGTTTGGTCTCAGTGATGCTGATGCGACAGCAGTAGTTTCAAGTGTCCGCGGTGTGTTCAATAACCTAATCGAAATCAAAGATGATTTAATTAACGCTTGGTCTACTCTTATGCCTGACGTAAAAAATGTATTTGGGTCAGTCCAGAAGATGGTTATGCAGGTTCTCCCGATCTTTCAGAAGATGGGACTTACTGTTTGGCAAGTTTCCACGACAATAACAAAAGCTTTGATTCCTGTGGGGACCTATATTAATTCAAAACTGTGGCCTATTTTTTCTAAGGTTTTTGGATTCTTAGCAAATGACGTAGCACCTGCCGTTTCGTCTGCCTTTTCAAGAATGTTACCTAGTATCGTGACAGTTGCAACAAAGGTAGGATCAACAATATCGGCTTTATTTACTGTCGTAAAGCCTGTTATTGATGGTTTAGTGGGAGCATTCAATTTCGCTTTTCCTTTTATCAAAGCCATCGTCTTGAGCGCTATTAACAGTGTAACAGGCATATTCAACGGACTCATGACTAGTCTTGGAGGCGTTCTGGACTTCATCACAGGTACTTTTACCGGTGATTGGGGGCTAGCTTGGACGGGTGTAAAAGACGTTTTTAGAGGTGTGTTCGATGGGTTAGCTGCCTTACTAAAGGCACCGATTAACGCTGTCATCTCCCTGATCAATCAAGCGTTCCAATCGATCGGGGCGCTGAGCGTCGACGTACCGGATTGGGTGCCTGGAATGGGTGGGCAGAAATTAAGCTTTAGTTTCCCGGAAATCCCAATGTTAGCTGAAGGCGCCATTGCGACGGGTCCAACTTTGGCAATGATCGGGGAGGGTGCAGAGAGCGAGGCGATCTTACCTCTTTCCAAACTGGAGAGTTTGCTTAGCTACGGAGGAGTAACATCATCTTCAATGGGTGGCGGTGAAAGTGGAGACATCTACGTGACGTACTCCCCAACAAATGTAATCCAAGGAAATGCTTCGCCTGACACGATTCAACAGCTGCAACAGGCTGCGGAGATGAACCTTCGAAAGCTGGAGCAATTGCTAATGGAATTGAAACGAGATAAGCAAAGGAGGTCATTTGCAAATTGAATACTTACATCACAAATCAAGGAGATACCTGGGATGGTATCTCCTTCAAACTTTTCGGTACCGATAAACATATGCCTGCCCTGATTAAAGCAAATCCAGATCACATCTCCACGGTAATTTTCTCAGCAGATATAAGACTTACGATTCCAAGCATTGAAGTGGCTACGTCTTTCACACTCCCACCTTGGAAGAGGGAGAGTTAGAGTATGGAAACGATAGATGCGCGTAGGGCAGAACTAGTCATGTTTTACAACGGCGTTGATATATCTATCGATTTGGCGAGGAGTCTGATGGATTTTACCTATACTGATGCTGCCTCTGGTGAATCAGACGATATCCAAATCTCGTTGGAAGATCGAGGAAATATGTGGCAGAGTCCGGAGTGGATGCCTTTAAAGGGCGACAAAGTCTCAGCAGAAATTCGAACCATCAGTTGGGACAAACCGGGGGAAGTAAAGCGGCTACCACTTGGAACTTTTGAAGTGGATTCAGTTACGTCGAGCGGACCTCCTGATACGGTAAATATCAAGGCAACAAGCCTTCCGATTGCAGGGAACGCAAAGCAAGAGAAGAGGAGCAAAGCATGGGAAAAGGTATCGTTAAAAACCATTGCTTCCGAAATAGCCAAAAGAGCCGGTTTGAAACTCAACTATCTGGCCCCTGTTAACCCTTCCTATGAGAGGTTGGATCAAACTGAGCAGGAAGACCTCTCATTTTTGTATGCCCAATCCAAAGAAGAAGGTATTGCACTGAAAATCGCTTCTGGCCAACTGGTGTTGTTTGACGAATTCGAGTTTGAGAAAGGCGATCCAATTGCTACATTTACACGGGGGAAGGATAACATCATCTCCTATAAATTTGACTGGAGCGCATCTTACGCAGCTTACGTGGCCTGCGAAGTAAGTTACACCCAAGCTAAAAAGAAAAATACGATCAAAGTCAAATACGTGCCTCCTGGAGCGCCGAAAGTTGGTCCCATATTAAAGATTAACGAACAAGCCGATAGCGAGTCTGCTGCATTGCGGAAAGCCCGGAAGAGTCTACGGGATAAGAATAAAGAGCAGTCCCAGGCATCCATGACCGTTATGGGTGATATTAGACTGGCTACAGGTTTGACAATCACAGTAGCTGGATTTGGGACGTTCGATGGGAAGTACCTCATTGTTAGCGCTAGTCACAGACTAGGCAGTGGAGGCTATACAACGGATATCACAATGCGGCAAGTATTGGGGTGGTAATCATGAGTGGAAGTAAAAACATGCTTCGAGTGGGTCTTGTATCCTCTGTAAACAAAGCGAATTGTACGGTTCGAGTGGTATTCCCTGATCGGGATGACTCGGTATCCTATGAGCTTCCCGTAATCGTCGCCCATACCTTGAAAACAAAACATTTCAGCTTGCCAGACGTGGGGGAGAATGTCATTTGTCTGTTCCAGGGGAACGGGGTACAGGATGGCTACTGTCTTGGGGCGATCTACTCGGATGTTGACCTGCCACCAGTGCAGGATAAGAACCTGTGCGGGGTATGGTTCGAGGACGGTAGCCACGTGTATTATGACCGCGAGAAAAAGAAGCTGCACGTTAAAGCGGTGAGTGACGTGTATATTGACGGTAATTTGCATGTTACAGGTCAGATATTTACGGGTGAGTCGTCATGAGTAGTCTTGGGAACCTTGGCCCCGTCGTATTTGTAGCTACACAAGAAACACTACGAACGTTTCAAGAATTTACCCGGAGCAGTGCAAGCCGGTATGCTGATCACGAAATTCTGGGAAAGAAGCCAAAGTCACAATGGATTGGTCCTGGACTGGATACCATATCGTTTTCTATGGCTTTTGATGCGTTATATGGTCTCAACCCACGAAAAGAGCTGAACCAACTCGTGGAGCTCGAAAGGTCAGGAAAAGCGTTGCCGCTTGCAATTGGAGGGGTTGGAATCGGTGTTTACATGTGGTCTATCACAGCGCTCGAGCAGAAATGGGATGTGATCGACAATCAGGGCTATGTCTGGAAAGCTACGGCAAATATTACCCTGAAGGAGTACGTCAAATGAGCGAATATGCAGTAGAGATATCGCCAGTACGTAGAGCTGTTAATTTCGCGCCGGCAACGTTGTTTGAGGAAGTGCAGCAAAACATCTGGACGATCGCATCCACTGTTTTGGGTACCGCACCGGGATCGCGCGGAATTGGAGTGGAGTGGGAAATGGTCGATGAGCCCATCAATATTGCTCAAGCGCGAATAACAGGGGTTCTCATGGCAGCTATCAGCGAACAAGAACCTCGAGCCCAGGTCACACGGATAACATTTAACGAGCAAAGCATGGAGGCTAGCATGTATGGCCGGCTGATTCCGACCATTCGATTTATTTTGGTAGGGGAGGAGTGACATAATGGCGGCTTTATCAGGTTTGCCAGACATTGATTTTATCTCTGTTGACGCCGAAAAAATTACAAATGACATTATCTCGTTTTATGAAGGATTGGCAGACCGAACCCTTTACCCAGGAGACCCGATCAGATTGTTCCTCACTGCTATAGCCCAGCTCATCATACAGCAGCGGGTCCTAATTAACGAGACAGGGAAGCAAAATCTCTTGCGCTACGCAAACGGGGACAATTTGGATCACCTCGGAGCTAGTTCAAATGTGTCTCGACTTGAGAGTGCAGCATCTCGTTCCACTCAGCAGTTTGTTCTTTCAACAGTTCTGACCACTACAGTCGTTATTCCAGCAGGAACACGGGTTGGTCCTCAAGCTGGCGGTACCGTATTTTTTGAAACAATCGATACGTTAGAAATCTCACCAGGCTCTTTGTCCGGTATGGTGGAGATAATCTGTACAACCCCAGGTGAAAGCGGGAACGGATACTTACCAGGGCAGATCAATGTGTTGATTGATCCGATTCCATATATCCAGAGCGTAAGTAATGTGACGACAAGCTCTGGTGGCACTGACAGAGAAAGCGACGAGGCGTATAGAGAGCGCATCCATATTGCTCCAGAATCATTCAGCACTGCTGGACCAGAGGGGGCATATGAATACTTTGCGATGTCAGCTAGTCCTTTAATCGTAGATGTTTCAGTTCGCGAAGCTACTCCAGGTGTAGTGGAAATTCGTCCGTTATTACAAAATGGAGAGTTGCCTGGACAGGAGATCCTTGATTTGGTTCTGGAGACATGCAACGATCGCAAAGCGCGTCCTCTGACTGATCATGTACAAGCTCTTGTTCCTGAGCAGGTACCTTACGACTTGAATGTGACTTATTGGATCGGTACATCCAACAGTAATACGGTCGCAACCATTCAATCTAATGTTGAACAGGCTATCAAGGACTACAAGCTTTGGCAGTGTTCTAAACAGGGAAGAGACATTGATCCTTCAGAACTAATCACGAGGGTCAAGAATGCAGGTGCCAAACGGGCAATGGTTTCATCACCCGTTTATCAGGCTGTCGAGTCGTACAAAGTGGCTAAATTAAATACAGAAAACATCACATTTGGAGGTCTGGAAGATGATTGATATCCAAACGATATCGCTTCTCGACATCTTACCTGCGAGCTTAAGAAGAGATTCGAATATCCAAGCGAGTGCAGCTGCCTTTGACAAAGAACATCGCGAGGTTTCTACTGCGATCTCCCAATTACTTCTGTATTCGAACTTGGATAACCAGCCAGAGGCAATTATCGATCTGCTGGCTTGGCAGAAGCACGTTGATTTTTATGATCAGTCACTACCCATCGAAAAGAAACGTGAATTAGTTAGACAAGCCGATTTAATGCATAAATACAAAGGAACTCCATGGGCAGTCGATGAGGTTGTTTCTACGGCATTTGATGACGGATTCGTTTCGGAATGGTTTGAGTATGGTGGAGATCCTTTTTACTTCAAAGTAACGACTACCGACAGGATGACAGATGCAAAACGATACACAGAAATCATCCGTGCGATTAAATCGGCGAAAAACACCAGAAGTCGTCTGGAGACAATTACGATTCGCAGGGATAACAAGATGAATTTGTACATTGGAGGAACCGTGACGACTCTTAAAATTCACACGATAAAACCGATTGGAGGCGGCATGCTTGGCGCAATTTAATGGCTCAGTATTAACCGAACTCGGATTAGCTCTTCTGACAAAAGCACAGACGGGAGCCACTCGGATTCAATTTACACGTATTGGGATCGGAGATGGCTACCCCATCGAGGATCAAAGTGAACTGACAGAACTGGTCCATGAAGTCTTATCATTGGATATTTTGGAGCTCAAAATCACAGAGGATGGACAATCTCAGGTAACGTCCACGCTGAGTAACAAAGACTTAGCGGCAGGTATTTACGTGAGGGAAATTGGACTATTTGCTAACGATCCGGATGAGGGTGAGATCTTGTATGCAGTTGCCAATGCAGGAGCACTAGCAGACTATATCCCGCCTTCAAACGGGATTGATATCGTTGAGGAGATCTTCCATTTCATAACGGTAATCGGAACGGCTGAGGACGTAACCGCGGTGATCGATGAGAAAGCTCTTGTCACAGTCGATACATTTAGCGCCCATGTGAACGACGCTTCTATTCATGTGACTTCCGAAGAAATGGATCTTGTTAACCGTCGCATTACCCGTATCGAAGCCTATTTGGATCTTGATAGCAGAGGTGTATCAGGAGCCCAGGCTCGATTTGTTGATACGTATGATGGAGAAGATGACCCAGTCTTAAAACTGGATCAGTCGAAAACCTATGCCACAGCTGCTATTTCAGCAAGTGAAACGACTGTTGTAGTACCAGTTGCATCGACACAAGGATTTGCGGTCGGGCAAGAGGTTACCATTTGTGATGATCAGCAATTTGAGGAGCGTTTTATTTGGGCAGTTGGCGTGAATACGCTGAGTTTCGGTATTATGCTAAACAGTTACAAGAAAGGTGCCTACATCGCGAGGTCTACACTCGAACGAGATACGACTGCAAAGAAGATGCGGATCGGCAGCTGGGGAACGTCAACAGTGACGATTTCAGAGCTATAAGAAGCAGGAGGCGATGTATATGAAATTGATGGAGTACAGTGATGGCATGAAAGTATTCTTCTGCCCCGGCTGCAATCAGCACCATGGGTTTGATTCTCGATGGACTTTCAACGGAGATTTTGAAAGACCGACGTTTTCACCCTCCTTGCTGGTTACGCTCGGGCACCACCCTGAACCTCCAGACATCTGCCATAGCTTCGTAAGGGATGGCCGTATAGAATATCTAAACGATTGCACGCATTCACTGGCGGGGCAGACGATCGATTTGCCTGATGTGGAGGTCTAAATGGGAGAAACAGGGAACGGTCAAAATAACGGCCATTTACGATAGGGAAGGAGTGAGATAATGGCTAGCATTGCGTCAAAAAAAGGCGATGGTACATCTGGAACCATACTATCATCGTATTTCCCTGATCTAAGTAATGGAATAGATATTGCTACCATGGCAAACAGTGCATCCCCTACGTACCAATACAATTATTATTTTGTATTGAATAGAGATAAAACGGTTAAATACAAGAGAGGGGACGGTACTGAGGGTGATGCAACCGCGCGTTTCCCTGATTTAACTAATGCTGTAGCAATTGCTGTTCATGGGGCAGCTACCAACCTTACAAACGCTGCAATTCAATATATTGCACTGAACAGTGACGGCACGATTACTTCAAAGAAGGGTGACGGGACGGCTGGTACTGTAACAGCAGCAAAGTTTCCGAGTCTTAGTCGTGCCATTTCTATTACAACCTTTCATTATTCCGCAGACGATAACTATTCTTATTACGTTGTTCTCTACGATGACAAGACGGTTGCCTCTAAAAAGGGTGACGGGACGGCTGGAATAATAACATCAAGCTATTTCCCTACACTGAGCAGTGCGACATCTATAGATGTTTTTGAACACGGCGGGAGTACGAGTGTTACGTCACAGACTGAATACATTGCTGGAGCATTCAACAATCCGCCAACGCTCACACTCTCGTCCCCTGCCGATAATCTCACATTGGCGGAAGGCAACAAGCTGACGGTCCAGGGCTCAGCAACGGAAGCAGACAACGGGAATGTCGTCACGATTTACGGCCAAATTAACAGCCAACCAAGAAGGGCGCTCTATTCGCAAGTATCGAATGGGAGCAGCCCTATTTCTTTTGCAAAAGATCTTGTGTTCACCGGCGACCGTATCTATTTCGAAGGAGTAGACATCTCAGGTCCACTGACAGAGGGAACAACAAACACCTTGAAAGTGTGGGCCGAAGATGATCAGCAGGGGAAATCGAACGAGGTAACGAGATCTTTTTCGATCCAGATCAATGATCCTCCAACCATCACGGTTGACCCATACACCCCAACTCAGACTGGGCTGATTGAGCCGGATACCATTACCTTATCTGGTGCTGCAGTGGACCCGAATGGGAACACGATGACAGTCACAGGTCAGTTGAATAGCGGAACTGCCCAAACATTGCTAAACGGAGTAGCTAGTGGAGCCTGGACGTTCTCTTTCCCCGTTAGTTCCCTTCAGTCTGGAACAAATACCGTAACCATTACTGCTACTGACCAATTTGGGAAAGTACGAGAAAAGAAATTCAGTCTGACCAAAGCAGAACAAAAGGTACCTCTGAAAAAGGGGACTGCGCGCTATAAAGTGATTCCTCCGCTTGGGACGGCTGAGGGTCTTCTTGCCTGGTTGAAACGTGAGAAAGGTGATCTTGCAGTTGAATCCTATGCATCATTTGTGGATGCAGGGCAGCAGGAGAGTTACGCGGCGTGCATGGTAACTAGCGTGGATCTCACCACGGAAATAACTGAAGATGAGATTGTCTATTCCACATTCGCAGGGGCAAAGCCAGATATCATTTTCAAGCAGACATTCTCGCGGGCAAACGTAGCTTCATCACAAGCAGCTACGAGCCTGGTAGGGGCGATTGAGTAATGAAGTACAGAAAGAGAAATCCCGATGGAACACTTGGAGACTGGGTTGAAACACCTTGGAGCCAAGAACAATTAGCACCTGAAATGCTAGCTGCACTTGAGGCGATCGTTATGATGCAATTGGAGACAGAGGACTTGAAAGCTGAAATCTCCAGTTTGAAGGCCGAAATAGCTGCTTTGAAGGGGGGTGAATGACAATGATTAAACAGTACATGGTACCTGTTTACGCTCTGCTGGTGAAGTCTGGTGGGTGGGTAATCGAACCGACTGGTGCTGCAGGTGAGAAAGTGGTACCTGAGGAATATCGTTTGCCGGTTGCTGAATACCTGGCTGCACAAAATGCGTAACGCTCTTTCCAAAGTGAGATGGCGGTTTTTTTCATGGGGGCTGCTGTTGCGGCTCCCTTTTCATGTTTGCCCCGAGGGGGTGAGGAGGGCGGCCAGCCGTGGATGAAATCAAAGATTTGCAAAAGGGGATTACCGAGATTCTGGTGGCAATCGGCAAGATCGAGACGGAGATCAAGCAGCTGTCCAGTATGTCAGGGAAACTAGAACAGACAGAGAAAATGGCCATCGAAGCCCTGCAGAGTACAAAGGCGGCACACAAACGCTTGGATGATATGTCTAAGCAGATCGAAGCATTGGAGAAGAAAATTGAGGAAGACAAGAAGGGTGGCAAGGACGACAAGAAATGGCTGGTTGGCACAGCGCTCGCCTTGGTTGCTATTATCTTGAACTTCCTGAAAGGCGGAGGAACACATTGAGTGAAACAGATTTGTTAGTACTTGCGAAACAATACATGGCGGATAAAGCCCTTATCGTCGTAGTCGTGCTTCTGTTCATCGGATACTTCTTGAAGAGAACGCCCAAAGTGGCGGACTGGATGATTCCGTGGGCGCTGATCCTCGTCGGTAGCGTCATGGCATGCGGCCTTCTAGGGGCATTCAGCGTAGTGAATGTGGTGCAGGGTATTTTGGCTGCGGGCATCGCTAACTTGACGCATCAGCTATGGAAGCAGACGACAGACAAACGGGAGAGTGATCAGTAATGCAGGCACGTAGCCCAGCAAACATCAAGGGGATCGATGTATCCCACCACCAAGGAGCGATCGATTGGAAGAAGGTAGCAGCGGACGGCGTGAAATTCGCCTTTATCAAAGCGACCCAGGGAACAAGCTTCGTCAGCCCGACGCTAGTGACGAATGCAAAGGCGGCTGCGGCAAACGGAATTAAAGTCAGCTATTACCACTTTGCGGAGCCGGATCAAAGCCCAACAGCTCAGGTCGACCACTTCCTCAAGACGATCCAGGGGCTGCCGATCGACCTCGCGTTAATCTTGGACATCGAGGGAGACAACGACTGGACGCCAGCGACGGCCAACGCCTTCTCGGTGAGCTTCATGGCCTATTTGCAACAAAAGACAGGCAAGGTGCCAATGCTTTACACAGGGGCCTATTTCGCCAAGAGCAAGCTCACCAATAAAGAGCTGGGCAAATACAACTTGTGGGTCGCGCACTACGGAACGAACGACCCGATGGACAACCCGACATGGAGCAGATGGGCGGTGTTCCAATACACCAGCAGCGGTAAAGTCGCTGGCATCGCGGGTAATGTCGACATGAACGAGATGGATCAGAGCTTCTGGATAGAGATGACGAATCCACAGAAAGTGGAAAAACCTGTGGACAAGCCTGCCGATAAGCCGACAGAAATACCGGAATGGAAGCGTACCGATCATGATGAGTTGCTGGCGGCAGGGCTGCTGACATCGGATCATACAGCCAGCTTGGACGAGCCTGTTCCACAATGGATGTTGTTCGTGCTGCTTAATCGTCTTCGCAAAGGCGAGGCGGTGCCACAGGTACCGCAGCCTTCACCAGTACCAACTCCTGATCCAAAGCCGGAACCAGAACCGGTACCGACTCCGCAACCACCTTCTCTTTTAGAGTGGGTAGAGGTCGAGCGTCGTACCGCGCTTGCTTCGGTACAAATTACCTTCGGAACAGCTGGTCGTGGCTCTGGCACCCTGCTTCCAGGTGGTTACGTGTTAACGGCCAAGCATGTGGGCAATGGAATTGATACTATAACGGTCCGCACGAAGGCAAATGGCACCCTTAGAGCTAGCCTGGTAGGTGTTCATCCTGGTTATAAAGGCGCTGACGGAAAGTTGGTAAACGTGGACGTGGCCTTGTATCGGGTGACAGACTCCAAGCTCCAGAACTCGCTACCTTCGCTGCCAATCTCAGGCAAAGGTGTAACCGCTGGACAGGAGTTGCTGGCGGTTGTACATGGGGATGCAATCGGGAAGGTAAAGCGCGGTGTGGTTGATCGCGTGTCCATTTCGACTTCCAGCCCGCCTACACCATGGGAGTTTGATTGCTCGATAGACGGAAACCCAGGAGACAGCGGCGGAGCTGCCGTCAACCAATACGGCGAGCTGATCGGCGTGATCATCCAGGAGACACAAGTCAATGCTAAAATCGGCAGTGCATGGCAGCGCGTACCTGGTTGTGAAGCAGTCAACATTACACACCCAGTTGTGGCTAATTGGCTCAAACAATACCTGTAAAAAACGAAATCCCTCCAGCTGAGCAATCGGCCGGAGGGATTTTTTTATTTTATTTTGCTCGCACCATGTTCACGAGTCCTTGGTCAATCTGATGACGAGAAAGCGGATGTTGCTTCATCGCATCCAGCACCTTCGAGGTATCGATAGCCAAGTAGTGCTCCAACGTCGACACATGCGCGTGTCCGCTGATTTCCTTCAGAATGAAGAGATCTACACCCTGCTTGTGCAGGAACGTCAAGCAGCTACGTCTGAGCGCGTGCAGGCTCAGTCCATCTTTATAAATGCCAAGTTTCTTCGTGTATCCTTTGAAGAGCCAATCTATCCCTTTTCGGCTGTACTGCTGTCCATATTGCGTCAGGAACAACGTCTGATCGTCGGGTCCAGTTACGAAATATTTACGACCGCATTTATACCTGCTGATGGCCGATCTGCTTTCGTTTTTGATTGCTTCGTCGTATACGATTCCCGTCTGCATATAAAGTTGTAGCGCATTAGCAAGCTGTGGGATCATAGGAATGATCCGATCCTTTCCACCTTTCCCATCCCGGACATGAATGTAATTCTCCTCAAAATTCACATCATAGGTTTTAAGGTTGATCAGTTCGCTAACACGGATCCCGGTGTACAGAAATGTCGCAAAGAGAGCGTTGTCTCGAACAGCGTACTTTCC